TCCGGGGCATCTTCAGCGACACATGGGTGGTCACAGCCACTTTGAACGCTGGCTCCTTGGTTGACGCCGCTGGCGAGACTGACGACATCACAATCCCCGGCGTTGCCTTGGGTGATATGGTTATCGGCGCGTCTTTGGGCGTGGATTTGGTTGGCTTGACCGTTACCGGCTACGTGTCGGCAGCAAATACCGTCAAATTCCGTGTTCAAAACGAGTCTGGCTCGACCGTTGACTTGGCTTCTTCAACGCTCCGCGTTGTAGTGGCTCGCATGGTCTAAATGACAGGGGGGCTTCGGTCCCCCTTTCTACAGAAAGAAAATCATGGCTACATATCGTTGTTTGGCAAGTGGTAATACGGTGACGTTCACTTTGCAACACGACATTGACTCGATGCGCGGCCACGGCGGCTACGTTTTGGTTGATGAGCAAGGTGAGCAGGTAAAGGTCCAAGAGGCCAGCAAAGAACTACCGATGACGCCCGCTGTGCCCGTAAAGCGCATGGGCAGACCCCGCAAGGCAGTAACCATCTAAGGAGCACATCATGCCAATGGTCGGAACAAAGAAGTTTGCCTACACACCCAAGGGCAAAAAAGAAGCCAAAGACATGTCGATGAAGACGGGCAAGCCTGTCAAATCTATGCCTGTTCGCGGCGCTCGCACGGCAACCAACAAAGCCAAGCGGGGCTACTGATGTCTACATTCCAACTTGACCCCAACCAAGTGGCCCTCGGCGTCCCGAGCTTGGGCGCCACCCAGATTTTCACTGTCACCAACTCCAGCGTTCAATCAACGGCGTTCGGTGCAAACACCACCATGATTCGCCTGTCTTGTTCGTCGGGGCATTGTCATTTTCAAATTGGCGCGAATCCAACTGCAAGCATTACAACTTCGCCCATGATGCCCAACAACTTTTCTGAGATTATCAGAGTAAGCCCAGGCCAAAAGATTGCGGTTATCAAAGACGCCGGGGTTGCTGCATCTACATTTTCTGTGACTGAGTTGGTATGAAAACCAAAGCCGAAAAGAAGATCAGCAAAGTCATGCGCGAGTTCAAGGCGGGTGAGTTGAACTCCGGCAAGGGCGGCCCGATTGTTAAGTCCAAGAAGCAGGCAGTGGCCATCGCCCTGTCGCAAGCTGGAAAGGCGAAGAAAAAATGAAGCCCGGTCTCTATTCCAACATCGCGGCCAAGAAAGAGCGCATCAAAGCGGGTTCTGGCGAGAAGATGCGCAAGCCTGGCACCAAGGGTGCTCCAACCGCCGCCGCCTTCAAGGCTGCGGCCAAGACGGCCAAAAAGAAATGAAAACCCCCGCCTGGCAGCGCAAAGAAGGACAGTCCAAGACCGGAGGCTTGAACGCCAAGGGTCGGGCGTCTTATAATGCGGCAACCGGGGGTGATCTCAAAGCCCCCGTGAAGTCGGGCGACAACCCAAGACGGGCCTCCTTCTTAGCACGCATGGGCAATATGCCTGGGCCTGAGATGAAAGACGGTAAGCCCACCCGGCTACTCTTGTCTCTGAAGGCTTGGGGCGCATCGTCCAAAGAGGATGCTAAGTCCAAAGCCAAGGCGATCTCCGCAAGGAACAAGAAATGAGACCTATATCTGTCGGCATCAACCCCACCGCTGGGGCGACCACCACGGTCTACACCGTGCCGACGGGTTATTACGCGCTGTTCAATCTGCTGTACGTCCACAACACTGGCGGCAACAGCAAGCATTTGACGGTGCAGTGGTACGACGCCAGCGCCAACGCTACCATCGACATCTTGACGGCAGTGACGTACACCTCCAAGTCGTACACGCAGTTTGACAACGCCTATATTGTCTTTGAAGAAGGCGACCAGTTGCGCGTCGCGCCGGAGGCCGCCAGCTCTTTTGCGGTCATCGCAACCTTTGAACAAATCGGATTGACACGCCAATGACCTACCTTCAACTCATCAACGACGTGTTGGTCCGGCTGCGCGAGACGCAGGTGTCGTCCAACAGCGAGACCGCCTACTCCACCCTGATCGGGCGGTTCGTCAACGACGCCAAGCGCCAGATTGAGGACTCGTTCAGTTGGAACGTGTTGGGCCAGACGGTGACGATCACCACCACGCCGGGCACGTACATCTACTCGATGACAGGTGCTGGCCAGAAGTTCCAGGTGATGGACGCGCTCAACACGACCGCCAACGTCGGTTTGCAGAACATCAGCTTCGTGCAGATGAACCGCTTCCAGAACTTGGTGCCCGCGATCAGCGGCATCCCCGAATACTATTCCTTTGACGGTGTGGACGGCAACGGCGACACCAAGGTGGTGCTGTACGCCCGTCCAGATAACGTCTACGTCCTCCCGTTTGCGCTGACCGTGCCCCAAGCGCCCCTGTCGGCTGACAACACACTGGTGCTGGTGTCTGACGCGCTGGTCGTGCAAAACGCCTACGCTCGTGCTCTGGTCGAGCGCGGCGAGGACGGCGGCTTGAACTCGTCCGAGGCGTACCAACTCTATCGGGGGATGCTGGCTGATCAGATTGCGCTGGAGGGCACCCGCTATCCAGAGAACCAAGAGTTTGTCGCCATATGAGCCAAGCCATTCAGACCGCCAGCGTTGCCGCGCCGGGCTTTTTTGGCCTGAACACGCAAGACTCGCCTCTGGACTTGGCGTCAGGCTTTGCCTTGGTCGCAACCAACTGCATCATCGACCAGTACGGGCGCATCGGCTCGCGCAAGGGCTGGTCGCGGGTCAATTCGTCGTCCGGCGCTCTTGGGGCCAACAACGTGGGCGTCATCCATGAGTTGGTGCAGGCTGACGGTACGCTGACTGTCCTGTTTGCGGGCAACAACAAGCTGTTTAAGCTGGACGGCTCCAACGCCGTGTCTGAGCTGACCTACGGGGGCGGGGGTACTGCGCCCACGATCACGGCCAGCAACTGGTCGGCGGCTTCGCTCAACGGCATCACCTATTTCTTCCAGACGGGCCACGATCCGCTGATCTTTGACCCAACCATCAGCACCACAACATATCGCCGCGTCAGCGAGAAGACAGGCTACGTCGGCACTGTGCCCTCGGGCAACATCGTGCTGTCGGCCTTTGGCCGCTTGTGGGTTGCGGATACCGCCACCGACAACGTGACGGTGTTCTTCTCTGACCTGCTGTCCGGCCACGTTTGGAGCACAGGCACGGCGGGCACGCTGAACATCGACCGGGTGTGGCCAAACGGCTCAGACGAGGTGACTGGTCTCGCGGCCCATAACGGCTTTTTGATTATTTTCGGCAAGCGCCAAATTCTGGTCTACGCCAACGCTACGACTCCCGCCACAATGAGCCTGAGCGACACGGTGGGGGGCATTGGCTGCATCGCCCGTGATTCTGTCCAGTCCACGGGCAAGGACATCTTGTTCTTGTCCAACTCGGGTATCCGGTCGTTTGCCCGCACGATCATCGAAAAGTCGGCCCCACTGGGCGATCTATCCAAGAACGTGCGCAACGATTTGATGGGGATTGTGGCGGGCGAGACATTGGCCAACATCAAGTCGGTGTACTCTGAGAAAGAGGCGTTCTACTTGCTGACGCTGCCATCGGTCAAAGAGGTGTACTGCTTTGACACCCGCACGCAGTTGCAGGACGGCTCGTTCCGCGTCACCAACTGGGACTCGATTGAGCCAACGGCGCTGTTGTCCAAACGCAATGGCGACGTGCTGATCGGCAAGAACGGTTACATCGGCAAGTACGGTACTTACCAAGACCACACATCCATCTACCGGATGCAGTACTACACGAACCACGCTGATCTGGGTAACCAGAACGTCACGTCAATTCTCAAGCGCCTCAAGGCCGTGGTGATTGGCGGTACCAACCAATTTGTGACGATGAAGTGGGGATTTGATTTTCTAACCAACTACCAGTCGGCCAACGTGCTCATTCCCGCACAGGGCATCTCTGAATACGGCGTTGCAGAGTATGGCGCTAACGGATCGCCCGTGGCTCAGTATTCAGAAGGCGTGGCGCTACAAACCTTGTCGGTCAATGCGTCGGGCAGCGGTAAAATCGTGCAAACAGGCTATGAGTTGAACATCAACGGCGCGCCTCTGTCAATTCAACGGATTGAGATTCAGTCCAAAGACGGGAAAGTATCATGAGCAATTACACCAAGAGCACCAACTTTGCGACAAAAGACGCACTGACTTCGGGCGATCCGCTGAAGATTGTCAAGGGCACGGAGATCGACACCGAGTTCAACAACATCGCCACGGCTGTGGCGACCAAGGCTGACTTGGCGTCGCCTACGTTTACCGGAACGCCCGCCGCGCCTACCGCGTCCGCGGGCACTAACAGCACACAACTTGCGACTACGGCTTTTGTGCAAGCTGCGCTTCAAACTTTGTATCCAGTAGGCTCCATCTATATCAACGCTGGTGTGACCACCAACCCGGCAACACTTCTTGGCTTTGGTACTTGGACAGCCTTTGGCGCAGGTCGAGTGATGGTAGGCTTGAACGGTGCTGATGCCTTGTTTGATGCCTTGGAAGAAACTGGCGGTAGCAAGGACGCTATTGTTGTGTCCCATAGCCATACTGCCACATCATCGTCTAGTTCTTCATTTACAGGTTCTCCACTAGCTGCTCACGCACATACGGTGGGCGGTCCTACTA